AAAAAAAAATTGGTGAACTTCACTTAAGAGTGGGTAATACATATTATAAAGGGATAGGAAGAATAAGCAGTACAGACAATTATCTAAGGGGTATGAAACGAATTGTACAATAGAGTAATAATAGTAAAAAGGTCAAAAGGTCAATAAAATAAGGCGCTTACACTTGTAGGCGCTTTTTTTGTGCGTTTTTCAAATTGTACATTTTCTACTTTTAAGTACCAATTAACCACCGCTTTAAAAACGGTTAAATACCGTTTGCTTTCCCTCAGGTTCTACTGAGCAATCAAATATACAGTTATATACCAGAATATCAATGTAAACAGGCTCTAAAGCCTTTATTTGAGTTAGTTCTATTGGTCGTATTTAAACTAAATAAGGCAGAATTGTACAATTTGATTTGGATGCTGCGCGAATCACTCAAAAATGGAATGGGTATAGTATTGGGTGTAGTATTGGGTGTAGTTTTTAACAAAAATACACACACCATACATATAGGCTAAATACTTATTAATTAGTATAAATACTATTTTTAACCACGATAGAAGGGTAGTTAATTCCTTAAATTTATTAACAAAAAAAAGGTAAAAGCCTGTAATATAAAGCTTTGTGAAATGAGAAGTTTAAAAGTGTGTGGTGGTTGCTAGTTAGCTTTCAGGTTAAGCAACTTATTTATGACCGTTTCCGCGTTTGATTTGCTTTTTTAGCCGTTCGTTGTCCTCTTCAAGCTTATATATGAGTTTCCTTTGAACATCAATTAAATACTTGTCAAGTTCCTTGTCTGGTGGCTTTTCGACAACAGATTTTAATATTGGACCTTCTCCTTTAATAAGCCATTTTTCAGAAAGATCCGGGTAAGCCTCCATAACCTTTTTTAGTTTAGATACTCCCATGTCCTTCCTTTTGTCAAGAAACCCATTGCTTAATCCAACCTCTTTGTAAAATTGAGATTTATTAATGCTTTTGTATTCAATGAATTGTAAAAGTCTATCGATAATCATAGTGTTAAAGTTTAGTATTTTTACTATTTTTATTAGTCTAATTTAGTTTGTATACTATATATTTGTTCAATCACATGAACAAAATCTTTAAAGTGAACAAATCTACTAAAAATAGGAATACATATATAAAGCAGGTTATTTCAAGGCTTGCTGGTAAATATCAAGTTTCAGAAAGAATGGTCATTTATAGCATAAATGGTGAAAGAACGTCTGAAACCGCTCAAAAGATTTCTGAAGAGTACAAACAGATAAGTGCTCGCATTAATAACATTATAAACGTGTAGCATGTACGAATTATATAAAAACACATTGTGCATTCAATCTATTTGGGTAATCAACCAAAATATACTAAAACGTAAAAACTACCACTACCACGCTTCAGCTGGTAATATCAATGTGATAAGAAGAGGTTGCAGAAATGTGAAGGCTCTTATCGAATTTGAGTCTATTCCAGATAGGCTAAAATCTAAGATTGTAGAGATCACTGGTGATCCTTACAAGATGACTAATATTAAAAATACTTAAGATGTTTGAATTTTACAACGATACCCTTTGTGTTGAGTCCAGCTGGCTAATTGATAGAAAGATATTTAATCGAAATAACTATCATTACCACGCTTCTGCTGGAAACATCAACGTCATACGAAGAGGATGCAGATCAGTTAAAGCACTTATTGAGTTTGAATCTATTCCGGGTAGGATAAAATCTAAAATTGTTCAAATTGCTGGTGATCCTTACAAGAAAACCAAGCACATCGTTTTTACCGATTATCTAAACACCAACCTCGAGGCGCAAAAATACTTCCAGAACTACGTCACCAATGACGATAAAGCCCTTCCAGAGAAAAACATCAACGAATACACCGCAAATGCTTCCATCCTTACCACTATCGATGTAATGATGAATAATAAGCTTGCTAAGCGTAGAGCTCTTGGAGTTGCAAAAACGCAAGTTTGGCAAAAGATGGCTAAAGTAGTAAGTGAACTAACCTTCAATCAATGGCCTCACTCCTTACCGTCCAACCACCGCAGACTTAAGCAGAAATACAACCAATTTAAGACCGAAGGTTTTGACAGCCTGGTACATGGTAATTTCTGTAACAAGAACTCCGAGAAAATCAACGACAATGCCAAAATGTGGCTCGTATCTCGTTGGGCAGATCAAGTCAACAAGATTGCCAATACTATGCAGCTTTTTGCCGAATATAATAAACTGGCTAAAGACGAAGGCTGGAAGAAACTGAAATCTGAGCAGACCATTTATAACTATCTACACCAGGAGGACATCAAGCCACTTTGGTACGGTCACAGATTTGGAGAGGTCACCGCCAAAGAAAAATACACCATGCACCTTAAGACCAAAATGCCTTCACAGCGTGATAGCCTATGGTATAGTGATGGTACCAAACTTAACTACTACTACCAGGACGAAAATGGAAAAATGCAGACTTGCCAGGTGTATGAAGTCATCGACACGTACTCCGAAGTTCTACTTGGGTACCATATCTCAAAATCTGAAGACTATGAGGCGCAATACTTCGCTTATAAGATGGCTGCTAAAACTTCTGGACATAGACCCTATCAAATTGGGTTTGATGGCCAGGGAGGACATAAGAAGCTACAATCGGGCGAGTTTTTGACCAAGCTGGCACGTCTCAGCATCAAAACACAGCCTTACAATGGTAAATCTAAGACCATTGAAAGCATATTTGGAAGGTTTCAACAGCAGTTTTTGAAGCGTGATTGGTTCTTTACAGGCCAGAACATCACCACCAAAAAACAAGAATCTAAGGCAAATATGGAGTTTATCCTGGCAAATCAACGCGATCTGCCAAGTCTGGACGAAATCAAAGCCACATACGCTAAGCGACGTAAGGAATGGAACGAAGCGACTCACCACAAGACAGGAAAGCCACGCATATCCATGTATTTGGAAAGTACAAATGCTGAAGCTCCAGAGCTAAGCATGTTTGACATGGTGGATCTCTTTTGGATTCTTAGGGATAAGCCTGTGACTTATAATGCTTCTGGACTTTCATTCACAGAGAAAGGCGCTAAGTACGAATATCTGGTTTACGATGAAGATCGCAGAGCCGATATGAACTTCCACAGAAAGTCTATCGATAAGAAATTTCACATAAAGTTTGATCCTGAAGACATGACACTGATTTATCTGTATGAAGACACACCTCTAGGACTTCGATTTATAACTGCCGCAGAAACTAAGGTAGAAGTCTCCAGAGCTCGTCAAGAGATCACAGAGTTCGAAGAGGACTTTGTCCGTGATATCATCCAACGCAACAAAGATCTGCGTGTAGACATGAGAAACGCTACTGAAGACATTCTCGAAGCTCACGGAGGTGCAGCACACCAACAAGGCTTAAGATCTCCAAACATTAAGGGAGTAGAGTCTTCCAGACGCCAAAAAAGCAAACTAAATAAGCCTAAGCCAGTTAAAAAGAAAGAATTGGAACTCGCACAATTTCAGAAGGAAGTTAGCAACAGCGATGAGTGCGATCCTTACGATATGATGTAAAAAAAGCCCGTGGAGCTTAAGCACGGGCAATCTATTAATAATCCAAAACCCAAAGTTATGACTATTCAAGACAAAACAAAAATTAAAAATCAACTGCAAGACTACTGCGCTCGCTACGACTCGCAGAACCAGGCATCAAGAACACTTAAGGGTGTATCTGGCGCATTGATCTCTCAAGTGATCAATGACAACTGGGAGAAGATCTCGGACGACATGTGGAGAAACATCGCTTCACAAACTGGATTTACAAAAGACCAATGGCAAGTCGTGGAGACTCGAGACTACAAGATCATGTCCAGCCTCCTTTCAGACGCTCAGCAGTTTCACAATGTATTTGCTATTGTAGGCGAAGCAGGAAGCGGTAAGTCTCTGGCGATCCGTCACTATACACAAAACAACAAAAGAGCCCACCTGCTGCAATGCAACGAGTACTGGAACAGGAAATACTTTCTCGCAGAACTCCTGCAAGCAATGGGAAGAGATTACTCTGGCCTCACCGTTGCCGAAATGATGATGGAAGTGACCAGGCAACTTAAGAAGCAAGACAGTCCACTCATCATCATGGACGAAGCCGACAAGCTGAGCGACCAGGTACTGTATTTCTTCATTACCATTTTCAACCAACTGGAGGACCACTGCGGGATTGTCTTAGCAGCAACAGATCACCTGGAGAAACGCCTTAAAAAAGGCCTTCGCCTCAACAAGAAAGGCTATAAGGAAATCTACAGCCGTATAGGTCGCAAGTGTATTGAACTTAAGGGCGTTGGCACTACCGACATCACTCAGGTATGTGTGGCCAACGGTATCGAAGACCGCAACGACATCAAGAAGATCATTACAGACTCCGAGAACGACCTGAGACGGGTTAAGCGTATGATCCACGCTATGAAGATCAAGAAATCAAAACAACAATAAATAACAACCAGTAAACACCAGTTAATGAGCCTTAAACGAGCTATAAGCATAGATCAGATCTATAAAATGAACTTCAAGGAAATTAAACTTGAGGGGCTTTGGAAAGATTCAATAGGCATACCAGAAGCAACAGGGATCTGGATCATTTGGGGTAAGTCTGGAAATGGTAAAACAAGTTTTTCAATGCAATTAGCTAGAGAATTATGCAAGTTTCAAAAAGTAGCCTACAACACGCTGGAGGAAGGTGCAAGAAAGTCCTTTCGCCAAGCCTTACAGCGCAACCAGATGCATTTGGTCAAAAAGCGGTTTGTGATCCTTTCTGAAAGTGTGGAAGATCTCAAAATAAGAATGGCAAAGCCTAAAAGCCCAGACTTCTATTTTTTTGATAGCTACCAATACGCAGCAATGAGCAAACCAGAGTACAAAGCATTTAAAGCCTATGTGATTAAACATAAAAAGCTGGTCATTTTCACTAGCCATGCCGAAGGCAGAGAGCCGGAAGGCAGAGCAGCTAAGCACGTGAGATATGATGCTGACGTGAAGATACATATTGAGGGATTTAGAGCATCCACCCTCTCAAGATTTGGAGGCGGTGAACTTTACACTATTTGGGGCGAAGGTGCTGCCGAATACTGGAATGAAATAACATAAACCCATGAAAACAATAGCGCAATTACTAAAAATAACAGACCACGAGCATAGCATGTTTGTACTAGACACTTACATGGTTTGGTGCGAAGCATATTCGAACAATGATGCGGACTTGCAAAAGCTTATGGCCAACACTAAGCTTTTTCAATACTGGATAAGCGTATATCGAGCACTAGAGGACGACTTTATATGGAAGGTGAGAGATTATGAAGATCTAGGCAAAGATACGATCTGGGACTTTTATAACAATATCACTACCAAAATTACCCAATACTATTCAAAACCACTTATTAAAAAAGCTCTAAAAACTAAAGACTATGAATACAGATCAAATTAACGAACATGCCAGGGCCACTCAAAGACTTACCGACTTGATTGGCGTATTGAAGTATCAAAGAATAAACTTTCCAAACGAGCTCACGTGGTTTCAGAGAGCATTGATACACCTAGAACACTCTGCATGGATTGAGTATAAAAATAACCTAACAATAGGTATCCAAAGAGAGCCCAGATACATACTCCATAAGAGTTTGCAAAAAAAAGTAAATAATCTAATTGAACAAATGAAAGCGGACGATGAATAATACAGACCAAGCTCGACAGATAGTAAAAGACTTAAGACTAGCAGTCATTAACGGCAAAGAACAGGAAATACTCAACATTTATGGTCGTGCAGAATTAGTTGAGTGGGAGGATGTTCACGACAACATCTTTATGGCTTACGAGGAGCTTATAGAACAGGCAAATGAAATATTACACACTTAAAATCAAAAATACCATGAAAGAAAAATTTGAAAGACTAGCAAACTATTTCGGCAAGCCAGTCCATTACGACAAGACCAACCAATCAACAGGCTACATCACAGGTGTAGAGAAATTTACGACAGACGATGCGATTCGACTCGCCTTTTTACAATTCGAGTTTGAAGTCAAACGATCGGGAGTAGCCTTAACCATTCATTTAACCCACAACACAAAAATAAGAGTACAATGAGCACACAAACTGAAACCCCAACACTAGACCTCGCTACATTAAGCGAGAAGGAGCTTGAAGCGGAAATCGCAAGACGCAAGCAAGCCAAAAAAGAAGCCCAGGAGAAAGCCGAAAAGCTGTATTTCAACGACAAGGAGTCGTTCCTGGATCACACCGCTTCCAAGTTCACCCAGATCCACAACGAAATGAAGGAGCTGAAGGAATACAGCATCGCAGAAGCCAATAAGCTGTATGAGCGTATGTACTCGATAGAAGGCAAAACGCCAAAAGAGGTCAACAGCTTTTCACTTAAGAATAGAGCCGACACGATCAAGGTGACAGTAGATCGCCAGGAGAAGTTTGAATTCACCGACGAGGCAATGGTTCATATCACCGCTATACGTGAAATCTTCAAGGAGAAGTTTGAAGCCCGCAACAAAGGCCTGTACAACATCCTTGACGGTTTGCTGATCAAAAACACCAAGATGGAGTACGATCCTAAGTTACTGGCTAAGGCTCGCCGACAAGTCCGAGAGCTGGGCGACGATAACTTGATCAACGAGTTTGACAAGCTGGACGAATGCCAGCAAGTTTCAGGCTCTTCACTCTATTGCCGTTTGCACGTACGTGATGCCAAAGGCAAATGGAAAGATGTCTCACTTCAATTTTCAAGCTTATAATGGGAAAGGATAAAGCCAACTTCAAAAAACTAGACCTCGAGGATCTCATCGCAGATTGCGAGGTCAATTTTGAAGACTGCCAGGAAAGCTTGAAGTACAAGAAGACCTCCAAAAGCAAAAGACAGCACCAGAAACTGATCAACTTCTTTGGAAGCGTCTCAGCTTACCTCAAGGAATTACAAACCACAAAAACAGAACAATGACTTTTTTAGAAACAACAGCTTACTGGATAGCCTTAGCTATAGGAATATTTTTAATACTTGGCTTCATCTACGCAATTATCAATTTACTAATTATAAATATACAAAAATGGATATTAAAAAAACAGGAGAAAGAGAGTACCAGATAAACGGTAAGCTAGTCCGTAAAGACATGGAAGGGAACTGGATAGGAGATCCCACCATGACGACCCAGGAAGTAAGCAAATTTCAACAGCATATCGCAGCCGAAATGGCTTCCAAAGAATACCACCAACACCCCGTAACCCGCAAAACATTATAACATGGTCGCTACAACACAGTCCACCCCAAAACAGCGTCAACTTATACACCAGCTCTGTCACTTTGATGCAGATGTAAAAAAGCTGCTTGTACAGCAAGCAAGTGACTTTAGGACAACTACAAGCCTCGAGCTGTCCCAAAGAGAAGCTGATAAGCTTATACGCCATCTGCAGACAAACTGGGCAAAGTTCGATAAATCAAACTCACAACACAGGTACATTTTATCCTTGATGTACCAGTTGCAATGGACATGCTCAAACTCTACCAACATACATGGTAAAGTTCCAGATATGCCCAGACTTAACCAGTGGTTAAGGTCCGTTAGATCACCGGTTAAAAAGCCTTTAATGGCTATGAGTAAAGAAGAAACGTCCAAAGTGATTTTTGCCATGGAGCAAATACTATCCAAATGAGAAATAAACTTATATACGTCGCAGGCAAGGTTACAGGACTAGATATAAAAGAAGCTAAAGCCAAATTTGGCAAAGCTTCGCAAGAGATACAGAATCTAGGTTATGAAACAGTAAATCCAATGCAACTTATAGAAAACCCAGCCACCAGCTGGACAGACGCTATGCGTAAGTGCCTTATAGCTCTTTTGCATTGCGAAGCTATTCTACTGCTTCCAGACGCCAGGAAGAGTAAAGGGGCAATGATAGAATACCAGCTAGCAAAAGACCTGGGTATAAGAGTTTTTAACTCTATGGACCAGGTGAAAGCCTATGCCAATGAAAACCACTAGCTATATGACCCCAGCCCCCAACCCTTGCCACTGCAACCTAAGACCACAAACTCTGGTGATAAGCGCCAAAGTGAATTGCGAGACCACCGTTTCGGTGTGTTCTGGGTGCGGTTTATGGCTAGATACACCAAAGACCGAATGTGCCTAATAGCAAAAGCCATCATGCAGGAAAACACCTTCTTCATCTACCGTGACAACGGTGTAGAAGTTAGCTTCCATATTGATGGCCTTAGCATTACCTCGAGCATAAAACTAACACAGGGTGAGTACGATCACATCCGCAAATACTACATGTATGAAAGTAAAATTAATCACCAAAACTGATACACTTTGGCTAATCAGTTCCTTTTTTGGAGATCACTTCGAGCCGATACAAAGCTTACTTGCCGATCAAAAACTTTACTTATCGATCTGGCTGGAAGTACAGGAGAAGATTCGTAAGAAGGTAAGAGCTAGTATAATTTCAGGTAAAACCGGAACAAACATAAAAGACACACTTACACTGAAATACCATGAAGCTTATGTCTTACATAAAATCTTAACAGACAATACCGATATGGATCAATTTTCAGGCGATTACGAAAGAAGCCTTATGAGAACATTTGTTTCAGACTTAAACCAAAAACTCACATGAACACTACCTACACCGTCAAGAGTCGAAAAGACAAGTACGTCTGGGAGTTTAAGTATGATCTGGACGGAAGCCTCAAGTCCTACAAGATCCTGGAGGGTAAACTTACAGGCACACAGATGGAGTGGCTCTTCTCTAGAGGCAACTTTCCCGCCAACGAAAATGTGATGAAAAACGTCTGGATGCAGAAGCTCAAGAAAAACTTTGAGGTCACCGTTGGCGAGCCAGATCTTAGCTTCGAGAACTTTTACAATGTCTATGGCAACAAGATCAAGAAGACCAAAGCAGAGACCGCCTGGAACAAACTCAACAAAGCCAATAAGATCCTTGCCCTGCAAAAGATCAAAGCTTACAAAGGCTACCTAAAACGCAAAAGCGTTGCCCAGGCCAACCCCGAAGCCTACATCAACCAGAAGCGCTGGGAGGATGATTTTGACTCTATACACTAAGATAGAACACAGATAATATAACAAAGATTTTAAGACTATGGATAAAACAATAAAATTTAGAGGGAAACGAAAAACTTCAAATGAGCTGATATATGGCTATTTTGTAAAAACACCTAAAGGCGATTTTCGCATATATTATAAGCCTTTCGAGGATGCAACTCAAAACACCTACTTTGAAATTGAGCCAGATTCTTTAGCTGAATTTACAGGCTTTACAGATGCTGACGACAAAGAAATATACGACGGTGATGTGATAGGCGATGAAGTTTTGGTCGATGGCCTATGGACTAGATCTGAGCTCACCGTCTTCTGGAACCAACCCACAGGCTCCTGGCATCTTGATCAAAGCCATGACCAAGACCAGACATTCAGTTCAGAACTATGGCTTGAGCTTAATGATTTTGACTACAGACTTAAGAACACGACTAAAAACCGACAACCGAAAACTCTCAACCAAAACCTATGAAAACAAGAAACCCATTTGAAGATAACGAAAGAGGCCTTGAAATCAACAAGCCCGAAGAGCTAAAAATAACCCCCAAACTCACCAGAGCGCAACGCCGTAAACTAGAACGCTTACTAAAAAAGAGAAAGAAATGATTGTTTCTAAGCTTACAGGACATTGGGTCATAAAAAAGCGATGGTTTGGTTTTAAAATCATGGTCGAAGCTCAAGGTCACGGCACATGTCCATACACAGGTGATCCAGATCCAGAAGGCTTCTTTTGGAAAGAAGCCACACCCAGAGATTTAATTGAGTTAAGTATTCACATTATATGAAAAGCTATGAAGAAATAATGATGCAGCTTATTGAGTTACAAACTCAAAAGTTTTTATTGCTTAAAGATTACCAAGCTACAGATGTAAAAGAAGAACAAGACTTAATTGCTGAAAAGCATATAGAATTAGATCCTCTTATTGAGCAATTACAATGGGTTCTAAATTTGTAGCCATAAGTCCATACAATTAAACAGAACGATAAAATATAGGCAGGTAATGCCTTTGCATTATTGCTTATATTTACAGTTATCTTAACTTTAACCCTAAAATACAACCTTATGAAAACAATTACTTTATTACTAGCGTTAGCCGCAATTTTAACTTTCAGCTCTTGCACAAATGGTGTAAATAGCTTAACTCAACAAAACTTTGATGGTGCAGAGTACTACGTCGTTCAATACACTTCTGAAAGTGAGATGAAGGATTTAAAGCAATACGCCAGAGATTGGAAAAGAGATGATTACACAACTTTTTATTTCTTCTTTCACGAGGATAGTGTTGATGCCAAAAAATACACAGATTTCAAATATTCCAAAAAGGGATATTATAAACAAATACTTAAGGATAAACCACAACATGGCTTATATATCATGCCTTATGATAACAAAATTTATACAGATGGAACTATAATTATAGAAATGGCTATATCGGAGTTGTATAAAAATTGAAGCGGATAAAAAGCAGTTATAAAGGATTACTTTACAACTGAAACTAAATAATCACAGAATACCAATAAAGCAATAACCCGCTTTTGTTTTTATACGTTTTTATAAACTTTTAATTTTAAAATGATGACTCTCACTGAATTAATTACCAAGCCTATCTGCGTCATTTGCTCGCATGAATGGCAAAAAGGATATGCATTTGCTCAATTCGAGAAGTGTGATAATAAGTACAGACTGGAAGACGCAGATTTTAAATACATACATTTTAGGACACTAAAAAATTGTACTTTTTATACCGACAGAAAAGGAACTTCGGATGAAGAACGTGAAGTTTATGAGTTTGACGAATTTTTAAAATTAATTGTTTGTAACTGAAAAATATAACTAAATTTGTATAAAACCCTCTATGCCTATTCACCGCTCAGACAGAATCCAACGGCGTAACACAGCCATCCGTAAAGCTTTTGCAGACATACAGAAAAAGCAACCGCGGTGGAGACACAGCGAGTGGATCAAGGAAGTAGCAGAGGAGTTCTTTCTGGCTCCCAAAACCATAGAACATATACTAAGAGGCGACGGTGTCTATTCAATACATTAACCACTAATTAAGTACCAATTAACAAGCATTTAAAAAGCAGACTTACTTAGTCTGCTTTTTTAGTTTATCGGCCATAGCTTCAGCTTTGCGTCGCTCGGCATTGCTCAAGGTTTCCTCATAGGGCGACTCCTTGAAGATCTCTCCTTTTTTCCCTGAGTTGGTATTGAATCCTTTTTTCACACGTCCAGAGGCTACCCCTTTGCTTACAGGTGCATCGGTTTGCATTATGGTGCATCTACACCCCCAGTCGTTAGGTGGTAAATGTGTGTTCCAAAACGAATGATCAAACGGTAATACCGTGCCGTCCCATTGCTGGTGCTTTTCTCGCACTCTCCCATCGCCTACCGTCTGGTAGCGGATGTTTGGATAAAGATCTGTATTGGCTTCAAAAGACTTCCATTTATTGGCCATGTTGGCCGAGCTCACCGTCTGGTCATATTCAGTCCTAAGCCAGCGTTTATTGTAGTCTTCAGAAACCTCCAGGGCTTGTTTTTTAAATTCCTTAAAGCTTAAGAGCTTCCCGTTTTCCGTCAGCATCCCTTCAATGCTGTTCTTAAAGCTCGTCTCTTTAAAGGCAGAAAAGCGTGTGATATTTTCCTTCAGTTGTTTGGCCAGATCTGCATCATAAAACTCACTGGTGATCGGGTAGCCTTTTGTGATCGCTTCAGTAAGGATCTGCGAGTACTTCTCAATCAGTTGTAAGCGTTTGGCCTCGTCGATGACTCGGTCTTCAAACAGCTCACGTATGTATTGCGAGATCAGCCCGCTTAAGTTGTAGTCTTCCAGATCCAGCTTGATGGGATCTGTACCGCAACACTGTGTGCGGTAATGCAACTTAAGCAGGCTTAAGGCTTTCCCGCTTCAAAGCCTTTGGCGGGCATGGACTCAATCTCCACACCATAGGTGCGCTCCAGGTAGTCTTGCTTCAAGGTGTACCCATTTTGCATAAAAACACCATCGATCTTGATCTGGTCTTGAACGTCTACCGTCTTCTCTACCATAAATCGAGCATCGTCTGGCAAGTTATACCCCAGGCTCTTCATGGCTGGCAAGAGCGTGTCGTTGAGAAACGCCATCATCTTCTTTTCGTCGGCATAGATCAACTCCTGCAAGGTGTGCTCGTGGACACTTCCTTGGGCTTTGCTGGAGCCGTTGTCGGTGGTCATGGTTTGGTGCAGTACCAATTTGGACAGCTCACGATCTAGTGCCTGTATTTTCTGGTGGAAGACATTGAAGGCGTCGGTCTTGGAGTTCTCTTTGATCTCGACTTCGGTACCAATAGGAAACACCCCATAAGCAGCGGAGCCCATCTCCTCAAGCCAGCCTGCGACTTCATTCTTTACGGTTTCGCTTTGGCTGGCCACCTTGGCAATACGCATCGGTACGCCAAAGAGTTCCTCAAACTCATCCCATGAGCCCCAGGAGTGTCGTTTTAAGATCGTATACACCGCAGCCTTTTCCAACAGTCCTACATGATCGTAAAACTGAGCATACAGCAATATGTCTTTAATTTCTGAATAGTCCAGACCTTTGATCCCGTCCAGTTGATAGAGCAGAATCTTTTCAGTAGGAATCACCAGACCTCGAGGGATTAACTCCACTTCTTTGATTTCACCTTCCTGGTAGTCTTTGATCCACACCAGAGAATACCCATAATAAGTGGATTTGTGAGCCTCCTCAATGACGTGTTCAAACCATTGCTTGCCGTCAATGTACTTGGTGAGCTCTTCATCCTTGACTCCGTCCACGGCAATACAAAAGTCTTTGTTTGTTGTTCTTAAGGTTCTATTGCCTGTAATACCCGTAAGGTGGCCGTCCATCATTACATCCTCATACAACTCCTGCATGGGATAAGTTCTTGGCTGGTCCGATCTGTAGAGGGCAAATCTGGCGTGTTGCCAGTCGCTTATTTCTTTTTTCCAGAGTCGTCGCTGGCGTCTAATGACATCCACCATAAGGTTGGTGATCTTCTTGATGTCTTTGGTGTTCGATCCACTGAGTTGGACGTTTTTCATAGCATTACCGCTTAGCTTAACTTCGCTTTCTATGATTTTACCAGGTGTTTTTTTATCTGCCATTGTATACTATTTCAAGAGCTTATCCAGCTCTTTGGTTAATTTCTTTTTGATGTTGTTCTCTAGTGTTCGCGATCTTCCTATAAACTGGCGTTGTGGCATATTGCCCTCACCTTCATTATGCACCTGGGCATAGTCTTTATGTGTTCTAAATCTCACCTTTACTTTGCTTCTGCTACTGGTAAATGAGTTCCTTAGTTTGTTTCCTCCCGTCGCATGACCTGTAAGAATGGCTCTCCCCTGGTTCTTGCGTCCGTAGCGAGTCAGATTTCCAGCTCTGCCAACTCGATTGGTCTTATAGCGTGTAATGTCTCGGCCTCGCTTATCGGTGGTTTTTCTTGGTTTCCACTTCTGCAGTCCTCCATCGTTAAAACCTTCATCCCTAAAGTTTTTGTTGATAGAGGCAAGACCTTCCACCTCTATAATTCTTAAGGTTTGCTCTGGAAGCTTTCTAACTGCCATCCTCAGTTTTCGTTCTAAGTCACCGAGCTTGGCCATTAAAAGTGATTTTTATAGCTCTTCCGTGAGCCAAACTTCATAAAGGGTGTGGCGGCATCTACTTCGCCATCCCCATCTGTATCGATCATCTTTTTTGGTAAATCTGGAACAATCTCGCCTTTGGCCACTTTCTCTAGCCAGATCATAGCCTCTTCTTGTCTTTTCTCTACCACCGCATTGGCTTGCTTACTTCGCCTCATATAGATCTCGTAGATGGATAGATCCTTAAGGTACTTTATTATAATTCTAGAGCGTTGTTCACCTTCTTTTGCAAAGATGGCATCTGCATCATAATACTTAAAAAGGTAGGTATGCATAACATCTATGCACTCCTGGATGATGGTATTAACAATCTCTTCATCGTTATTAACGATTAGATTGATGTTTTCCACAGTGGAAACGGTCTTAAGTTCTGCTTGAGTTAGAAACATTAGGTTGTTATTTGTATGGCTGTCTTCGTGTAGCCGTAATTAATACGCTTAAATATCTTAGTACCAAACTTGATGATAAAGCCCATAATAGGCTCACCCTCGTTGGGGATCTCGTCTTCCTGAATGACCTTTAGCGGTCTGTAGTCATTTCCTGTTAGGTTCTCCAGGGCTTCCTCGATCTTATCGATCAAGTCAATTTCTATCAAACCCCCTTCAGGATCTGAAGTGTTCTGGTGTTGATCCATCCAGCCGTCTTTGATGTACAGGTGAATTTCCACGATAGCATTAGATCCTTCTTTGATCCCTTCAGTCATCGAGGCATAATCGGTCACATCTATTTTGATCAATGCAGCGGTGTACTGGTTCGGATATTGGTTAACACCCTCAGCAAACTGGTTGCGATGGTAGTCGATCACTTCTAGCTCTGTGACGGTCTTCAGTTGGTTCTGGACGTCCAGAAATAAACGTTTTCTACTGGTCATACTCTACGGTTTTTCTTGCGTTTGCCTATGGTTGGCTTTCTACTGTCTTTCTCCTTGCTGTAGCCATAATACAGTTGAGCATAGATAATGGCATGCGTGAGTGTATCTGGGGCATCGTCATTGCCAGAGGTACCCTTTTCAAAAGACAGGATCTGGTTCATAAACTCGTCGAAGTCTTTGCCCTCCAGAGCATCATCCCAAAACAAAATACCACGGTGTAACACACTCAGGATGGTAGCTTCTATTTTGTTGTGTTTGTCTCCGCCCTGGTGAATAGGCATAGGCACATAAGGCGACCTGCTATCTTCTGCACACTGTTGAATAATTGGAGCATAAACGGCTTGTTGTGCTGCCGTTGCATCGTAGAAGGACAAAGGCAATGCACTCTTATTTCTGTACTTCTCCTGCCATTGGAAGTGAACCTCCATAGCGGAGTTGATGTCGCAACGCTGGCAGAACACTTCCAGAACTGTAAGTTCCAGATCCTTTATGCCTAGCAATACGCCTGCTTTGTAATCGCCTGCGCTGGTATAGGATAAATCCCAATGCGACAGAAAGCCGTCAAAGATCTCATTGCCGTGTACCGATCGCTTGATGATCTTCTCCGCCTTAAAGAGTTTTCCCTCTTCTATGGGGTTGTTGAAATCTTCTCTTTGGCTGGTGTAATAGTCGTCATTCTCGATGATGGCGTCTGTATCTGCTTTGCTGTAGCGTTCTGGCCACATAGGGTTGCCCTTCTCATCAGTCAAATTGATGGTGCTTACATCGAGGTGTTTGTTGTCTTTGTATTTCTTCAGGACGTAGTCGTTAATCCCGTTTTTCACAATGTAATTATTGGCAAATACCATTCTGGCTCTTCTCAGGTGGAAAGCTTTCCCCAGGTCACCTACGATCTTGTCACCGTATTTGCGCACCTGGTCTTTGTTCTTGGCTGCGTCTCTGTCTTCCACATCATCCACACTGGCAAAGTCTGGACGTGCAGCTCCAAAACGTAAACCCCTGAAAGGTTGATTAAGCCCTAAAGCCTTAAAGTGTTTTCCGTCGTTGGTTTCAAACTCACCGTCTGCCCATGAGCCATAACTCATTTGTGATCCAAAGTCTTTTCTAAAGATCTCGTTACTCTCCAGGTGAGCCTGTATATCTTGAATTAAGATCTTACCAGCGTTTTGATTTCGGCCGATGATGAGCGCAAAGTTGACCTCGTCGCACTGCTTGAGGGCAAGCAAATTGCCAACATTGGTATGGATGGATTTCGCAGCACCACGAAACCACCGCCGAAACTGCTTGCAATACACGTCACCGTATAGGCTTAGATAAGAGTCCAGATGAAACTGAGCCGAGGGCGCATCTGCCAGTGGTAAACCAGACTTCACCCCAAAATAAAACTCAAAGAAATCTAAGTAGTTCTTAGGTTGTAGCAGGCGTTTGATTCGCTCCTCTTGTTGGGTCGTGGTCTCCTTGATCAACTTGTCGGCAGAGGCGGACTTGATCATCTTGGATAACGCAAAATAGCGCTCCCTGGCTTCTTTGAGTTCTGTTTTATTCATTGCTCAATAGTTCTGTAACGTAGCCATCAAAATGGACCCGGATGTCTTTAGTCAGTTTCAAAAGTTCGTCTCTCTTCTTGCCTTTGCTTTGGCCTGCCTTGGTCATCATGAAGCTGGAGAAAGCATCGAAGCTCTCCATTGTGTGGACGGCTTTTTTACGGCTGTCATTTAACCGATCAAAGGCTGCGGAGATCTTTGCTAGGTCATCGGCTTTGTAGAGTGGCACTTCACCATTCTTAATGGCTACCACATATTGGAGGATCATCTTCTTGATTTCAGAAGGGCGGATCATGTTCAGCTCCTTTGCCTCTTCCCACTTGTAGTCTTCTTTCCACTTGTAAAGGGTCTTAAGTCCTACGCCAATCAATTCAGAAATGTTCTGGATGGAGAAGCCTTTGCTGTATAAGTCTGTGCCTTGCGAGATGAGATAATCCCGCTCGGTCGATGTCATTCTACCTTTAGCCATTTTGTTTGTATTTACCGTCAATAATTAGTTGGTCCCGTTCCAGGCGAATATCATCTACTTTCATCCCGTCGTACTCGAGTTGCTTTTTGGCTTCAATGATGTACCTGGAGAAATTGTCATCGCTCAGCATGTCCTGGACTGCTGCACCAAGTTCTGGATTGGCTTTCCATTCCCCTTTGTAGGTGTTCAGGATAAGCTTCTGGTTTTGCTTGTCTGAGTCGCCTATGGTCAAGTCGCCATTAGTTATCAACAAGTCGTTGTTTTCGTCTAGCAAGATGTCTTTCATGTGTACAAATTTCGCAACTCACATGACCTAATAAGAATCGCAAATCACAGCTTCAACAAAAATGTTTAAGGCTTCAACATTTCAGTTATAGTGGCAGATACGGGATTTTGCAGTGAGTGTAAAGTCGTCCAATTTTGTACCCAACATTATTGACAACGCACACTTATAGCTTATGCACACTTTTGTAGTTTCAGACGAATCCATCATCAACGAATACGGCTACCGTGTCATGACTGATGGAATCAATATCACTCAATATGAGCGCAATCCGCTGGTATTATTTCTACACACCAGAGGCAAAGCCAAAGACGTTGTTGGCAAAGCAATGAAGCTTTATAAGGAAAACGGCAAACTCATGGCAGACATCGAGTTTGATATGGAAGACGAAGACGCAGCAGATCTAGCTGGAAAAGTCGAAAGAGGCTTTATCCGTATGGCTTCCATATTCGCCACTCCAGAAGCCACTTCCAATGCAGAGGAGGACATCCTCCCAGGACAACTATTTGAGACGGTCACCAAGTGTAAGCTTAGGGAGATCTCCATTGTGGATCTTGGCGGGAATGATAATGCACTTAAGCTAAGTGCAGCGAGTCCCTTAAAGCTAAATCTACAGCCACTTAACACCGAAAACCCAGAAACAATGAATATTAAGCAAATCGCATTAGCCTTAGGCTTAGATGCAGAAACAAAACCTGAAGTGGTGCTTCAGAAAGTATCAGAGATCAAGCTATCTGCTGAGAATGCTGACACCGAAAAAGAGGCTTTACGGTCACAACTAAAAGCCATAAGAGATGCAGAGGCAAATCAATTGGTGACTAAAGCTGTTGAGTTGAAGTTGATCCCTGAAGGTCTTAAAGAATCTCAATTAAAAGCTTTGGAAGCTGATTTTGACAACCAGAAAGTATTGCTTTCAGGATTGATCACTGAAGCTGAAAAGACAGTCAAAAAAGACCACACCCAAACTGCTATCGGTAAGATCGTAGGCGGTGGCCAAGGTGCTGAAGGTGGCGTCGAACTATCGTTTGACTACCTCCAGCAAAACGATCCTGAAAAGCTTCGTGAGCTAAAGGACAATAACAATGCTGAATACGTGAGACTCGCCCAAGAGTACGCTAAAGGCAAACGCTGGACACCAGCCAAAAACTAAACCCAAACCCCAGAAAACAAGAACAATGAAACGACATCTTTCAATCGCAAGTTTAGCCATCAACTTTATTTTGGCTTTAATGATCAGTTTTGCCTTCTCTACCTTCATAGAGATCAATCCTGTGATGACCGCAGTAGCCATCACGGCCGTATCTGCATCAATCGAATATTTTTCCCCTGGCATCTTTTCGGGCAAGCTTATGGCTGGCCTACAAAAAGAAGTCTGGGTCGCAGGCATTAAAGAGAATCCCGTGCCCAATACCTCCTTTGTTGCTGCATCCACCGATATGAGTGAATATGTGGAAAACAACAAATTGCATCTTGCAGAGGCGGGCGTAGATCCAGGCGTAAATGAGGATTACTTCGCTGGCAATGAAGATCCACTACCAATCGCTACAACTCCAGACATTCCAAATGAGGTCGTGCTTAGGACTTATTCTACAGACCAGACCAGACACAGAGATCTGCAAGAGATCGAGCTGGCTTACAATCGTAGACAGTCGGTTATCAACAGGCACAGAAACTCACTAACAAAGAACTTAGGTAAAAGAGCAGCTCACGCCTGGACACCTGGAACTTCTGGAACAGACAACAATGTTTTAGAACTCGGAACAGATAGTATTCTAGATGCCATCATCGACATGAGAAAGTTTTACGGAGAAAAAGATAAGACTGAAAACATGAATATCTGTTTAACTCCAGATCACATGGCTAGAATCCGTAAAGAAGATAAGCAGTTGTTTAAGGATATTATGAACGATCGTAACATGTACGGATTTAATGTCTTTGAGTATTCACAAGCTCCATTGTTTACTAGTGCAGGTGTTAAAAAGCCTTTTGGAGCAGTCCAGGAAGCTGGAGACACTAGATCTTCTTTCTTTTGGAACTCAGATGAAGTCTTCAGATGTTTTGGAGATGTAGAGCTATATGCAACCTTAAGAGATGCGGGTCTACAAGCCGATATCTTATCGTATGCACAAAGAGCCTTATTAGGCGTCATTAGAGCTAACAGTCCTAAATTCTTAGGAGCAATCAGATAATCATGGCAAAGAAAACAATCAAAGAACGCGCTCAAGACTACCTTGAGCGCAATGAAGCAAAAGAGGTGTTCGCTACCAGCGACGGCTTCCTATTCGTGAGTGATGCATTTGCAAAAGTGCACGCCAAAGGTCTTGAGGATAAGAAGATAACCAAGTTTGCGACCAGCGCAGAGAAGACGAAAGCAGAAGAGCTCAGTGAGCTCAACGCTGCCGACTCTATTGCACTTATCAAAGAAGCAACTGAGGTGGCCGACATCGAGGTCTTTGCTGAAGACGATCGCAAGACCGTCAAAAAAGCTTACGACGAGAGAGTCGAAGAACTTACAAAAGAAGAGGAAACTAAGTAGATGAAGGCAGAGGAACTCTTAATAGAAAGACAGACTTATGGCGATAAACAGACCATAGGGAGACTCTTTGCTCTTAGTAGCAATAAGTCTTCAGTTTTTGACTGTCATACCTTGGAGTTGCCATGGCTTAACAATTCCAATTCTATCTCTTGTATTCCAGAAGGAAAGTACACCGTCGTGAAGCGTTACAGCAAAAGGTTCAAGCACCACTTTCACATTACAGACGTAGAAGGCAGGACTTGGATCCTCATCCATAAAGGAAATTATTATACAGATATAGAAGGTTGCATACTGGTTGGAGCCGATCTCACAGATATCAATAGAGACGGACTACTAGATGTAACCGATTCTGTAAATACAATGCAAAAGCTCTTGGATATTATGCCAAAAGCTTTTGATCTCAACATCATAAAAAGCACACATGCATAGCTTAGTTAAACTTTTTTGGACTGGTTGTATTTTGATTGCTCTCCTTAGTTGTGGTTCACGCCAAAAGACTGTGGAGAGTTCATCAAATAGGACTGTTACTCGATCTGTTGTAGAAACTTTTCGAGATACCATACTTAAGGTACCAAGACAGCAAACAGAGCTCAGTATTAATGTACGGCAATTGTGTGCAGATTATGAAGGCGCTAAGAAATCCAAGCCCAAAACAACTTCAAAAACTCCTACACCAGACTATAGTGCAAACAATGGAGATGCCTTTGTAAAGGCTAATATTTTGGGTGATTTCTTGCGTATAAATGCGGGATGCGACTCTTTGGCCATTGCTGCCAAAATAAAAGAGACACTCATTAAGGAAACGGACGAGACCGATACCTCAAACTCACAAAACATTAAAAGAGGCGTAAGCACTTTTAGACTGATATACACCAGCGCAGGAGCGTTGGCGATTGGCTTAATCGCTGGTATTATACTAACAAAATTTAAAATCATATAGATGGGACTTCCAAAAATCACCTTTAACGTTGCCGAGAATGGTCTTGCTCTTGCTGGAGCTGGTGTTCAAAAAGTACCTGGTCTTGTCATTACAGGATCTAGTGTGGTTGATAATATTCAACTAGGCGAATCCAAACAAGTATTTTCCCTTACAGCAGCAGAAGCTTTAGGGATCACCCAGGCAGACAATCCACTGGCTTATAAGCATATTTCTGACTTCTACCGAGAAGCTGAGGAAGGTGCAGAGCTTTGGTTTATGCTGGTATCGGATGCCACAACCTACCAGGACATGGCAGATTATACCATGCCTTATGCCAAGAAATTGGTGGAAGACGCAGGAGGTAGAATACGAATTCTTGGACTCTTAAAAGAAGAGCCGGCAGCACCAACAATTGTTGATGGTATTGATGAAGACGTCAACCTTGGCGTGGTTAAACTTCAAGAGCTGGCTGAGAATTTTGCCAGTAAATACATGCCCTTTAGAACGATCATTTCGGGTAATTCCTTTAATGGAACGGTTGCAGATCTTAACGACTACACCGAAGGATCATTCGATAGAGTGTCCATGTTCCTGGCAAACAACGACGGAGCTCCAGAAGCAAGCATAGGTTTGGCTTTGGGTAGAATAGCAGCTATTCCTACTCAGCGAAGTATCGCCAGAGTAAAAGACGGACCTATAGAAGTGCTAGAGGCTTACCTCACAGATGGTAAGACCATCGAATCTTATACAGATGCCTGGGATGCTATCCACGACAAAGGCTATATCTTTTTAAGATCCTTCCCTGGTCGTGCGGGTTATTTCTTTACAGATGATCCAACCTTGGTAATTCCTACCAACGATTTCTCATCACTTGCCAGAGGCATGGTGATGGACGAGGCGGTGATATTGGCCAACAACACATTGACCGAAGAGCTGAGCGATGAAGTGCCAGTGAATGAAGCTGGACAGATCCATCCTGCGATCATCAAATCCATGCAGGGTAAGATCGAGAACGACATTAACCAGAGAATGGTTGCAGAGGGTAAACTAAGTGCTGTAAGAGCATTTATCGACGTTAATCAAAACGTGTTGCAGAGCGACCAGATCATCGTGCAACTTAGCCTACAACCTGTTGGCTATGCGAAAATGATACAGGTTAACATTGGATTCACAACAAACATCAACTAATCATGGCAACATTTTCAAGCAAACAATACGGCTGGGCCGACATGACGATCTCTTACGGTGGTAGAATACTGGAGGGCGTTATGGAGGTGGAATACAAGGAAACCAAAGAAAAGGAATACTTGTACGGCAGAGGGGCAAAACCTCACGCTATCGTCCACGGCAATAAGAATTACGAGGGCAAGATTAAGGTGTGGCAGTCTGAACTCGAGGCCATGACCAAAGATGCTAAAGACAAGGACATCACCAATCTATCCTTCGACATTGTTGTGGCTTACACGCCAAGAGACAACGACGGGCAGATTGTGACGGACATTCTTAAGAATGTAGAGTTCACCGAAGTCACCAAGACAATGGCTCAGGGAGCAACCAATATGGAGGTAGAACTTCCTATTATGTTCCTGGACGTTAAGAGACAAGACTAAGTATTTCTCTGGAGGGCTTCCAAGCTCTCCAGGGAACTTATTATAACCTATAACCCAAATACAACCCAAATACAATGGCTAAAGTAAATCAAAAACAAATCGATGCCTGGAAGAAAAAACACGGCGACATCTTTAAGATAGATTTTGAAGATGGTAAAGAAGTCTTCCTGAAGAAACCAGACCGTAAAGTGTTGTCTCTGGCGATGACTAAAGCACAGACTAATCCTCTGGGCTTTGCTGAAGTTATACTCAATAACTGCTTTCTAGGCGGTGACGCCGATGTGAAGACAGACGATGACTACTTCTTGGGCGCATCTGCACAGCTCGAGAAAGTGATGGAGGTGAAAAGCGCGGAAATAAAAAAGTTATAGAGGACTCTAAAGGCGACTTTGAGTCCAACTATATTGCTTACCACGACACACTACTACAGTATTACCTCGGGATAGATCCACAGGATCTCACCGATGAAGAATGGGGCGAGAAAATCGCCATACTAAACGACATAAGACAAAAAGAGAAAAAAGCTTCAGAATAAATGGCATACAGCTTCGACATATTTATGAAGGATTTTGCAAGCTCCAAGCTTAATAAGGTTGTGGGCTCGCTTAATAGTATGCAGAGAAAAGTTGAGCAAGCCAATAATGCCTCTAAACGGAAATTTAACGAGACAACAACCTCTATTAATAGCTTGCAACAGCGTTTGGAGGTGCTTAACAGGCAAAGAGGGGCGACGACTTCTATCTCACAGATTAAAGATCTTAATAGGAATATAAG